GGGCCGGTGTTGCCGCGAGCAGCACCGCAAGAGCGAAGTGATATCTCAACACGACGGGACTCCTCTGACTAGGCGATCACGCGAGCGGCTTCAGGTTCCCGAGCAGCGTCGGGATCAGCTCCGTGACCGTCGGGTGGATGTGCACCGCGCGCAGGATCGTGGTGTAGGGCGTTTTCGCGTACATCGCGTCCAGATCGCACTCGACGCCGCAAACGCGGATACCGGCAAAGCCTTCCGATTCGGCCCAAAAGCCAAAGTTTGGCGGGCCGTCCAGCGCGAGAACTAAGTCAGCGTCGGGCGCGAGGCGGAAGGCGCGGCGAACGGCGATGCGTGGCAGATGCTTGACGCTGTCGGCTACCTCTTGCGTCAGGCTCGGCCCGGATGCGAGCACGGCGACGGTTGCGCCTTGCCATGCCGGTGCTTTAAATGGAGTGGTCATAGTGTCCTTATTCCTCTGCTATTTCGATACCGGAGGCGTTCAAGCCCTCTTTCGTGAGTCTGGCGCGGATCGCCTCGCCCACGGCGATCAGGGCTTGCTGCGCCTTGCCATCGAGCGCGGGCCGCATAAATGCTTTTGGCTTAAAGCCAGGGTGATTGATGGAGCGATAGACGCCGCCAGCGAAGGCCAATGCGCCATTGTTTTTCCCGGCAATGACGTGCGCAGCCGCACCTGTGAACTCAATCCAGTGCGCGATATAGCCGTGCTCGCCCTTGGCCTTAACGCTGGCCGTTACGGTGCCGCGCTTGACGCTAGTCGATACGCGCAGCCCCTTGGAGAGAATGCCGGTATCGACGTTGCCATGCGATGCAAGCTGCTGCTGCGCCTCGGCTTTGACGACATTGGCGCCCGCGCGCAAAGCCTGACGAAGCACGTTCTTCTCTAATTTCAGCGGTAGCGATTGAAGCATCGCGTTCAACTCGCGCAATCCGGTTACTGATGACATTACGCCCCCGCCGTCGAGTATAGTTCGACCATGATTTCGATACCGGCCTTGCGGCCAATTTCAGCCGGACCTGCGACGATCTGATACGTGCGATCGGTCACGCCATGCCGCACAATGCGCATGTCGGACGTGATGCCAGCCCGGTATCCGATGCGTACGCGCGCCGGCTGCGATGCAATCCGAATACCGTTTGCGGTCGATTCCGATTTGCTCGGCAGCGAGTCCAGGAACTCGGCGGCGATGCGCGAGGCGACGACAACCCACGGCCCGGGCTCTTGACCGTAGTCGCCGGCTGCTACTGTGCTCGGGCGCTCAATGGTGATGCGCGAATATTTTTTGCCGGCGTCCATCAGAACCCTATTACTTTGTGTGGGAAAAGTATCTTTGTCGCTCCCATAGGGATCTCATACGATTGAAAGTCGCCCGCCTGCTCGCGCCTGTTGTACCAATGGCCGATGAGTAGCAGCATGGCCAGACGCATGGCGGTCCATGTCGAATCATCAGCGCCGCCGATGAAGTGCGTGCCAGTGCCGGCCCCGGTGATGTCGATTGCTGCTCCGCCCGATGTGGCGGAAAGCTGCATCGTGTTGCCAGAGACGCCGATTGCGTAGTAGTCGGTGCGTACAGCCAATCCAGCAGGCAGCGCGCCGCCCGTATTGATTCCTCGCACCACGTCGCCGGTCGCAAACGGATGGCCGGCAGCGGTCAGGATATTGGTCGTCGCATCAACAGTGAACGGCGTTGCGTAGCCGGCCACGAAATCGACCGTCACGGCGGCGGGGTGCTCGTATGTGCTCGGCCACGTAGCGGCGTATGCGCGCGTGACGATGCCGGGCAGTTCTGCCAAGTCGGTCACATAGTCGGCAGCGGCGAGCGTTTGCGATGCGCCAGCCGTGTCGAGATACGTGATCGCCGATACCTTGCGCAGCGGCGCGCGTAGGTCGATCCGATCAGGCCAGTCGGGGAACGTCGAGCGTAAGCCCTGCGTAACCATGATGCGATTCGTTGCGGACTCAACGTGTGCGCGGGCGACCGGGATCAAGGCGGAAATCAGCGCGTCCTCGTCGGTAAGGTCGGCATCGCAGCGAACGTGCAATTTCGCCTCTATCAAACTAACCGGCTCCGCCCCTGGCCCTGTTCGCGTCATGACATTACCAATCACGATAAGCCCACTTTCTTAGATTAATGTCGCAAATTACCTGTCTTGAGCATTGAAATGCCCCTGCAATTTCACTGTATGAAAGGTTCGCCCCAATGAGATTTCGTATTGAATTGGCCTGATCTGGCGTGAATCGCCGCTGCACATCGCCTATTTGCTTGCGCCGCTCATCGGAGTATTTTTTACCTTTATGTGCGGCGCCGATTTTCGCGCAATGCTCTTCCGTTAGGCTTACTCCGGCGCGCTTTAGCGACATCGCCAACCGTGATTTATCGCTATGCACATGCCCGGCGAATGGAGCCCTGCCCCTTGATTTTGCCGCGATCTTTGCCTTTGTTTCATCGGAATGCTTAAGGCCAAGTGCATGCTTATTCCCAACCAGCCGAATAGACACCTTAGCGCACGTTTCGGCAGAATGCTTCACCCCTAACGGGCTGCCGGCAGTTGGCGAGATGTTATAGCCTCGTGCGACGGAATCCATTTCATCAATCCAAGCCTGCTCGCGTGCGACAAGATCGCGCGCCTCGGGCACAACTTCGATGATGGAGAAACTAAAGGCGGATTCACCGTATTTATTCCAGGCGTTTTGCAACTTGCCGGAGTGATGCTTGTTCAGTGCCAGGCTACTTCTGTGCGAATTAAATCTACGCTTAAAGTTGACGGCGCTGCCAACATATGCCTTGCCACTAGCAATATGGGCGATCACGTAGATCCCGCCCCGCATAAGGTCGCCATTTGACACTGGCTCAGCGCCGGGGCTTGTGCGCACAATCACGTTACCGATCATTATTTCGCCTTGCGGTTATATGGGCGCTTGCCGGTGTCGAGCATCTTGTTTTCTGGCGCGACTTCGACGGCTTTTACCTCTGGCTCGGCGACGAGCTCGATCATGTCGGGCTGCGCGGCAACTTGTGGCCTGGGCGCGTCGGCCGGAGCCTCAACCGCCATGCGCGCAGCGACGAAGGCTTGCGCCAGGTCGCGCGCGCCGGGCGTGCCGGTCAGGTCATATTCCTTTTCGGCCTCGTAGGTCGCGACGCGGATTCCGTCGAGCGAGCCAGGAACGGTTTTCAGCATGCGGATTTTCATGGTTACTCGATCACCAGATGGAAAGTGCCGGCCTTGACATTGCCGCCAGCCGCTATCACGATCTTGATGCGATCATTGGCAAGCGCGATCTTGTCGAGAACGGGCGTTCCGCCAGCTGCGTACAGGGACGGCACGCCGGATGTGGTGTGCGCGTCCTGGCGTGGTGCGCGCGTGGCGCTGGCGTTGACATCCGATTCCGTCCAAATCGTCTCGCCGGTCGCTTCGGAGGTGATCGTAAAATCCACTCCAGCGGCGAAGTCGGTCTTGACGTAACGGATCTGCGAAATCTTACCGGTCACGGTATCCGAGTAGGCGGTTGCCGATCCGTCTGCGGCGGTCGTGACGGCGACGACCAGGCGCTGCGCGTAGCTCATCAGGCGATCCTGTAGCTGACGAACGTATCAGCCGCCGTCTTGCGCGTGCGGTACGTGGCCGAGTAGCCGGTGATGCCGCCCGTACTGGCATGCAGCGATTGCACGATTGCGCCTCCGACGATGGTATGACCGGTGTCGGCAGTAATGGTGATCGTGTCAGCCGCAGCCAGGGCGCTGTTGATGATCGTCCAGTCGAAGCTGTCGCCAACCTCCATCGTCACGCCGGCATCGATCAGGGCGCCAGTCGGCAGCGTGTATGCAGCGGTCGCGCCGGTTGCGGTCGGGGTGGCAGTGATGATGCGTGTCAGCAGCTCGGCGATGGTCAGCGTGTTGGCGGCGGTCTTGACGGTGGGGGCGCCTTGGGCTTCGAACTTCTGGCCGCGAATGTTCAGTTGAGCGCCAGATTTAACCGTAGCAGTGCCGCCGCTCTCGATATCCAGTGTGCCGCCAACGTGATCCGCCGCGCCGCCCTGGTCCGTGTAATTCAGTACGTTTGCCGACATATCAGCTCCTTAAATATTGGGATGGGCGGCGCGTGGCCGCCCAGGTGGATTACGCCAGCGCGGGGCTGTAGATGGTGGACGACGCGACAACGGTCGAGCCCTGCGTGATCGGCAGGCTGTGGCTGTTGTACTGAATGGCGAAGATGCCATCGAACGGCGCATCGGCGGTGACGTGGAAG